CAGGAACTACAGTTCGTACAGGGGGTTGGGGAAGTAGTGCAAGTGGTACAGCAGGTGGAACAAGCGGTGGTTTTAGCGGAGGCAGTGGTGGTTCCGTTGTTACCAGCAGTGCAGGTAATACAACCACCACCGCAGTAGCTAATTCAGCTTCTGGGGGTGGATTTTCCACCAGTAATTCTCCCAGTATTTCAGACCAGATACAAACTGCCCAAGTACAAACCAACACCGTATTAAGTTTGAGTCAGGATATGGGTTCAACCAGTGGTATGGGTGGCAGTACGCAAACTGTAAGTAATGTAACCACAGTAATAACTCCAATGCCAACCTTTGATGCAAGTCCACAAGTGGTAATGGCAGATGTGCAGGTAACCAATATGCAAGGTGAAATTGATACCGCCATTGGAGGCGTGATGACGGCTAGTGAAGCGGATCAGATAGCCGATCAGATAATTGCTGCTAATATTAAAGAACAACAAGAAGCAGGACAAACCACACAAGAAGAAACAGGAAAGTATGGAGATGAATCCACTCTTATAGCTTATTTAGGCTATGTACCTGGTTTTGATGCTTACACAGAGGCCACCATTCCTCAAGCTGCAACTTGGTATGAGTCTAAGGTAATATATGCAGATGCTTATATTTCAGATAACATAAATGCTTTTTATGGGTTAGCGAGAACGAGCATCAATACCATGCAGAGTTTAATTAGTTCACAGCCCAATTTGTAGGAGAAAAATATGGAATGGTTTAAATCAAAAGGGGGGCAAGTAATAGCCCTTGTTACTATTGTAAGTACACTAGCGGGGTTCGGTTATGCGGGAGCAGGTTACGTTAATAGGCTTGAGAATCTGGAGAAGAAAGTAACTGGTATAGCTACAACTAAATCAGGTCTGCAAGACATTGAGAAAAGATTTAAAGGGATAGAAACTTCAGTGGAATATTTAGAAAAGCAAATAGACAATATAGAAATTCCAGACAACAGCGATAAAATTTCTGACATGAAAGCATCAATCGCTAGTCTAACAAATGATGTAGAAAGAATTATTATAGATATTGGGAAATTAGAAGAAAACAAGAATCCATTAGCAAACTAGCCGACCCCTGTTGGTCTGGAGTCAGTCTGCTCCTGCTCTAAATTGGCAGGGGAAGGTTTTAAGGAGCATAAATGAAATTATCAATAGGTTTGGGACTAGCGTTATTACTGGTAGCCAGTGGCTCTTATGTTTGGATCGGTAGTCTAAATGATGAAATTGCTATCTTAAAAGGTAATGCCATCGTGCTTGAAAGTGAAATCACCAAACAGAATGAGCAGATTAAAAAGAATTTAGCACAACAACAAAAGACTTACGCCCAAATAGATAGTCTGACTAAAAAGAATCAAGACAATATGCGTGAGGTTAATGCCCTCAAACAGACGTTTGCTCGCCATGATTTAGATGCATTGGCAATGGCAAAGCCAAAAATCTTGGAAGGTAAAGTTAATAAAGCCACTAAGCGTGTTTTCGATGGTCTAATAGAACTTACAGACCCTAGTCAATTTGATGAGAAGCCTGAAGAACCAGAGGGTAAGGGTAAAAAAAAAGATGGCGAAAACGTAAGTAGTTAAATGAAAGTAATTAGAATCTTATTCATATTTTTTACTCTACTAACTTTAAGTGCCTGTTCTATGTTTCAGTTTGGAGGAACTAAAACTAAACCCGTAGAAGTAGTCAATATAGAAGAAAGACCGCCCATGTTTCATCCACCGCTACCTATGGAAATGCAGATGGTTAACTTTGATTGGGAGATATTGACACCCGATATAATGAGAGAATACCTGCAACTGATTGAAGAAGGAAAGGCACCCAAACAAGCCTATTACGCACTAACTACTAAAGACTATGAAAATATTAGCAATAATATGGCAGAAATTAAGCGTTATACGAGGGATATTTTGGCGATTGTTGAATATTATAGAAGTCTTGATGACGAGGAAGAAGACGATGGATAAAGATCAGTTAATGAAAGAACTTATTGGTGATGAAGGATTTGAATATGAAATCTATTTAGATCATCTTGGTTATGAGACTTTAGGAGTAGGACACTTAATAACTAAAAAAGATGAAGAATACGGAAAGCCAGTAGGCACTCCTATATCCGAGGACAGAATTAAGGAATGCCTAGATAACGACATAAACATTGTTTGCCAAGAATTAGATATGAAAGAACCTTGGTGGCGAAGTCTTGATGATAATCGTCAAAGAATAGTAGCCAATATGTGTTTTAATCTTGGTCATCCACGTTTAAGTAAATTTAAAAACTTTATTCATGCTATGCAAGTTTCAAATTGGGAACTTGCTGCTGAAGAGATGATGGATTCAAAATGGGCTACGCAAGTAGGAGATCGAGCAAAAAGACTTAGAGACAGGATGTTGCATGACGTATAAAAGAACTAGGGATTACGAGAAGGAATACAAAGATTTTCATAGTAAGCCTGAACAGGTCAAAAATAGAATGGGTCGTAATCGAGCCAATTATGCAATGAAAAAGGCAGGAAAGATAAAGAAAGGTGAGGATGTACATCACGAAGATGGTAACCCACGCAATAATGCACCAAGCAATTTAAAAATTGTTGCAAGCGGTAAAAACAGAAGCAACAACAAGAAACGAAGTGGGAGAAGGAAAGCATAATGCCATTAGCCAAGTTTAAATTTAATCCAGGTGTTTATAAGGAAGGTACTCAGTATTCCGACAATAACGCTTGGTATGATTCGGACAAGATGAGATTCAGGGGTGGTAAACCTGAAAAGATAGGTGGTTGGGAAAGGATTTCAAATGATACTTTTTTGGGGTCTTGTAGAGGACTTCATAATTGGCAGGATTTGGTAGGAACTGATTACATGGGTGTGGGAACTAATCTAAAGTACTACATAGAGTTGGGAACACAATACCACGATATAACCCCGATCCGAGCCACTACTTCTGCAGGGGATGTAACCTTTGCGGCTACTGATGGTTCTTCTACAGTAACTATTACTGATAATAATCATGGAGCCTTAGAAAATGATTTCGTGACTTTTAGTGGAGCTGCTTCATTAGGTGGCAATGTTATTGCTGCAGTTTTAAATCAGGAATATCAAATTGTTACAGTGTCTGGTACCAATACTTACACGATAGAAGCCAAAGACACTGATGGTGATGAAGTAACAGCCAATAGCAGTGACAGTGGTAATGGCGGCAGCAGTGTAGTCGGTGTATATCAAATAAATACAGGCTTGGATACTTACGTTCCTGGTACGGCTTGGGGTGCAGGAACATGGGGTAGATCAACTTGGGGTAGTAGTGTTGATACTACTGTTACTTCTTCTAATTTAAGACTTTGGACACACGATAATTATGGTGAGGATTTAATACTAGCACCGAGGGCAGATAATGCATCAGGAGGGGTTTTTTATTGGGATTCCAGTGGTCTTGTTACTACAAGAGCAATTGCTTTAAGTGCTGTTGGTGGTGCCAGTGATACGCCTACTTTAGTGAATCAAATTATGGTTTCAGAAGAAGCTAGGCATGTTATTGCTTTTGGTGCTAACCCAGTTGGGTCCACTACTCAAGATCAGATGCTTATTAGATGGTCAACTGCTAGTAGTGCAGTCGATTGGACTCCTTCGGCTACTAATAGTGCAGGTGGACAAAGAATTAGTTCTGGATCAAAAATAGTCGGTGCTGCAAAAGCCAGAGGTGAAATTATATTATGGACTGATGCAGGAATGCATTCGATGCAGTATGTAGGTGGAGATTTTGTATTTTCTTTTAGGCAGATAACTGAAGGTCCCTCCCTTATAGGACCAAATGCTGCTGTTAATGAAGCCAGTCGTATATTTTGGATGGATCGTGGTAATTTTTGGTACTACGATGGTGCACATCATATTTTAGATTGCACTGTTTTGGACTATATATTTAGTGATATAAATCTAGGTCAAACTTATAAAGTTTTCGGTGGAGCAAATGCAGATTTCTCAGAAGTATGGTGGTTTTATCCTTCTGCAGACTCGTCAGAAATAGATCGTTACGTTATTTATAATTACAAAGAAAATGTGTGGTCAGTGGGTTCGATGGTAAGAACGGCTTGGAGTGAAGCTCCAACAAGAAACACACCCGTTGCAGCAGGTAATACAGTTAAGTATCTATATAATCACGAGACCACTAAAAATGACGATGGTTCTGCTATGACGGCTTATATAGAATCGGGTGATATTGATTTAGATGATATTGGAGATCGATTTATATTTATAGATAGAATAATACCAGACTTGGCTTTTTCAGGAACGGGCTCTCAAGAAGTTGATGTATCGATAAAAGGTAGGAATTATCCTTTAGATTCTTTATCTACTATGTCTACATCAACCATAACTAATTCAACCCAACAGGCTTTTATCAGGGGTAGAGCAAGACAAACTGTTGTAAGAATAGAAAGTACTAATTTAGATATGGGTTGGAGACTTGGCGATATGCGTTTTGGATTAAGAGCAGACGGAAGAAGATAATGGCAGGAAGAGGAGCGAGAACATTAAATTTACCCCCTCCAGAGTACAATCAGGGAGATGAGAATTTATTTAGGCAAACACTTACTCAGATACATACCGAGATGAATAATGACACCATGCAGATAGAGAAAATGAAAACAAAGTTTTCTTCTCTGGCATTCAGAAGGCATCAATTTCTTTTAATGGGAGCTAAAGGTGGCTGATGTACTAAAGGTTTTAGGTCAAGTAGACACTGCTGCTACGACTGTAACAACC